TTGTTTTCTTTTTAATTCTTTGTGTATCTGTTTCTCAATATATTTAACTTCATTCTCTCCAATCATTTCTTTATAATGTATTTGTAACTTCTTTGGATTACCTGTTTGTAATGTTCTAAGTCTCTTATCTGGATCTTTAGTAAATCCAATTTTATAAGGGCTAACAGTATCACCTATCACATATATCCAATGGCTGTTCAATTTATTACCCTATAAAAAGATGCATTTTTATTAACATTATTTATAGTACTAACTTCAACAGTTTTTACTACAGCATGAATGTTATTTCTCCAATATTCCAAGAATTTATGCACTCTGGGTATATCAGGTATTACATCATCAAATTGACAATAGAATTCATTTAGCAGATGTTGATAATCTGGCATATAATATGTAATACCTACTAATACTATTTCTTTGCGTTTGAGTATCAGCATATCTATATTTTTGTTTTTGGTGATATATCTACAGTACTTTCCACAGCTTCCATATCATCTATAATACAAGCAATGTCACTATTTCTAATTATATGAACCAGAAGAACATTCTTGTCAGGATTGACTAGTATCATCTTGATTACATCCGTATCTTTCGTGGATGTAGATATCATGATTGTTTCTAATTTGTTTGCCTTGATAATATCTTTCAAATGAGATTGAGTTGTGCAAATTATAGGTTTCTGTATGACCGTTGTATTCTGAGCAGAACTATCACCGGACAATGTAACAAGTAGTGCTAACATAAAGTACTTTAGCATACTGTTTTCCTTTTGTTAATTATTAGTATTTATATATACTTGACTTTTATAACATTTCAGTCTAATATATACTATACTCAAGAAACAAATTTCAAAAACATAAAATACCTAATGTCGATTTATCTAAAACTGAATATGAAAATATGTTAAATAAAGAATATGATCGTATTTGGGACTGTGGCAATTCTGTATAATTTTACTACAAATAAAAAAAGAGGGGAATAAATCCCCTCTCTAAGTTTACTAATCTTTTATTTTTATTATTCAGTATAAATACTACGTAAGGTTTCTAACCCTGAAGATCCGGTAATATATATTTGCATTATTTGCATTTGTATTGCGTGGAGCAACTGAGCCATCACCAGCAAGGGTAGCAAATGGATTTGATACCATTCCATACCTTGTTTTGAAGCCAATCTTGGGCTGGAATGAATCTTGACCAATTGCACGGACCATTTGTAGAGGAACGTATGGGCAATAGAATAGGCCAGCATCATAAGGTGAAGTGCCTTTATAACCAACAGTGCAGAGTTCATCGCCAACTGTAGAACCGCCAAAGTATGGATCGACATATACTTTGATACGGCCATGGAGAAGACCTGCAAATGTATTACCTGTATCGTCAACATTTAGATTTACTTGTAGAGCTGGTGCATAGTCAAGAACACCTGCCATTGCTAGGGCTGAAGCTACGTCTGAAGAAACGATGATCATATTACCCTTGCCACGACGTGTAGCACGAGCGATAGCATTAGCTTCACGTTCAATTTGGAATACTAGACCTTTGAATTTCTCAACTGACCAACGACCATTTGAGTCTGTATCAAGGTCGAATGTACCAGCAGAAGTAACACCGAATTGAGCACCAACTGAAGCAGAGCTATAGATTGTGCGAACAACTTCACGGTTAATTTCAGCAAGGATTTCAGTTGATAGAATGTTAGCAAGTTCTGTTTCAGCATCAAGACCGTGAACTGCTTTAAGGTCTTGTGCAAGTTCCATGGTATATTCTGCTTTTAGTGCACGACTACGAGCAGTAACAGTTACTTTATCAATTGAGAATGCCATTTCAGAGAATTGATTAGTAGATACGTCACCAAGAGCTTCTGATTGGCCAGTAGTCATACCACGACCATAGCCATAGACATCATCATCGGTTAGAGCAAATACTGGATTGGTATTTGAGATTGAACCACGATTGTTGCCATTAGCACCGAGAGAGTTAGTGCCAGCGAATGCAGAGTTTGCTTCATTAAATAGAGCTTCAGTACCAGCTTGTGTCTTATAACGTGACCGCATTGCGAAGATAAGTCCAGTAGGACCAGTCATTGGCTGAACGCCACAGATATCATAAGCAATAAGATTTGGTAGAGCCCGACGAACTAGTGAGATAAGAATTGGATCATATGAACCAATGCTAGAACCAGTAGCGTTTGAAGGTGCAGTTTCGTTTAGTTGGCGTGATTCTTCTGACATAGCTTTTTCTTGGTTCTCAAGAATGATAGCTGTGACAGCACGACGATAGGGATCTTTAATTTGATTTAGACCATCGTGGTCGAGAACTGGTGACCACTTATTTTCGAGGTGTTCTGCTAGATACATATTTTTATTTCCTTTGTTTTTGTTTAAATTTAGGGGAATCTATGATTCCTTATTTAGGCATTGTTTTTCCAAGAGCTTTTACATAAGCTGACATTGGACCTTGAGTTGTTTCTGTGATAAAGTTTTTTCCATCTTGTACTTCATTTAGATCAAGTGCTTTTGAATAATCTACATTAGATGGAAAATAGCTTTCTCTTAGAGTTTCAACTTTACGAGAATATTCATCAACATTTGTGAATTGAACATTCTCTGCAAGTGAGCGAAGTTTATAAGCTTGTGTATCTGTTAGATTACCACAAGCATCAACAAGAACTTCAAACTTTCTTGATTCTGTTAGTTGTTTTGTGAGACCGACATTACGATCAATTTCTTCATCAAGTTTTGATTCTAGTTCTTCAACTTTTGAACCAAGACTTTCAACTACTGTAACTTTTTCTTCTGGAATATCGATATAATGTTCAGCAAATAGAGTGCGAAGTCCAGAAATAAATTCTTCAGTTAGTTCTGTACGAAGGCCAGTTTCAATGGCTACTTCATTTTCAGAAACCCACTGTTCAACTACATAATTGAGATAATCATCAACTTTTTCTGTTAGTTGTTCATGGATTTTACCAACTTCTTCTTCAAGAGCAGCTGCATATGCTTCTTCTAGTGTTTGAACTTCTTCATCAACACGATTAGATACAGCCGATTCAAAAATGGTTTCTGCTTTAGCACGGAAATCTTCTGATAGATTTTCACCTTCTAGAAGGGCATCAATATGCTCTCTCATAATCATAATAGGAAGCTGTGGAGACTTTTTGGATTTCATATCATCATAATCTTTGTCATCATCATCATCATCATTATCATCATCTTTGTCTTTATGTTTCTTCTCAGTGACAAGTTCGAAATTTTCTTCAATAGCTTCAGCAATTTCTTCTTCAGATAGACCTTGCTCCATGCACTCAGCAACGAAAGCTTCTAATTCTTCAGAGATTTCATAATCTTCTTCCATTACTTCTGAAGACTTGCTCTTCTCTGCAGGAACGCCAGATTGGCTTGAGCGAGAAGTATCTTTTGACATTTTACGGGAAGCAACTGCGCCAAAATTAGCAGTTGGCATTCCAGAATCTGGTGTCTGACCACCGAGGTCTTCGGCTTCTTCTGCACCACCAGGTGGCATAGATCCGGGTGTAGCAAAACGACCTTCTGCGCCTCTTGACATTGGACGAAGAGTTTGCATATTAGGTGTCATTTCTTGCTCAGAATGGTTTTCTTTCATTAAAACTGACTTAGCTGTTTCTGTGAGACTTTTTTTAGCCATTATTGTTAAACTCCTTATATTAGTTATTTATATTACTTAAAGTTTTGAGATGTAACTTTTGAAGATATCAAGTGCTTTCTCTTCAATTTGTCTTTTAGAGAATGTTTTGATTTGTTTTCTTGATTCTTCTATGTATTTTTTTTGCCACATACCGGTAGAATTGTCTAACCACCAATCATAATTCTCCATGATACCTTTTACGAAAGCATCGGGAGCAGAAGGATCAGCAACAATGTCTGCTGCCGTTGCCAACTTGAAATCACCTTGAACTAATTGGTAGCCGTTTTGTGGTTTTAGAGACCCTACGCCTCTAGTAGAAACACCTAAACAAGCACCGCCATCGAGCAATCCTTTTACGATATTGCCCATAGGAGTATCAACAATTTTAGCTTTACCTATAAAATTATTACCGTCAGGATAAAGTTTAGTGATCATATGTGAAACTCTATCTAAATTAATAGATGGATTATCTGGATGACCTAATTCTCCAAACGCACGACTTTTATTTACATATTCGTTATTATATCTTTCAACTTCTTTTTGAAGTGTTCCAAAAGGATATAGTCGACCATTTCTATTTTGCTTTTCAGCCTGCATAAAAACGCCTTCAATGCAGTATGATTTTTTTCCTGTTTTTTTATCTTGTTCAACGAGATACTTAATATCTTGAACTTCTTCTCTGATAAGTTTCATTGTTCTCTAGTATCCTAATCTTTTTCTTTTAAGAACTGATCTTTGTCTTTTTCTTAGTATCTGTACCATCTTAGTACGGCGTTTAATCTTACCTCTTTTGGCACCCATCTTACGATTTCTTCTTTCAGTAGGTGACATTCTGGTCATCTTACCTTGTCTTAAAGTAAAACCTGGTACATTAGAGACTTTCTTTCGTCTCTGTACCTGACCATTTCTAATACGTAGTTTTACTAATTTGATTCTAGCTGGCATTATGTGTACTTCTTATCTAAAATGGATTTAGCAGCATGAACAACCGAAGGAGTCCTAAGAGATTCTTCATCCATTCTTGCAGCAATCATCTTCTTAACTTCATTAAGTTTAGACTGGACAAGTTCTTCCATATGTTGTTCAAATAGTTCTTTAGAAACATTATGATTTTTATTGACGATTGATTCTACTAATTGACTCATAGTGCTGCAGGACCTCTATTGAATGCTACTGGATCTGCTGTTTGACCAGCATCATAATCTCTGTTATTTTTCTTCAAATCAATGAAGATAGTT